CGCTCACGCGGATAACACACGGTTGTGACCGTGTCATACCAATGACCCATCCCGACCTCTCCTTCACAGGCTGAAATGCCGGAGAGCTCAACACAATTATAATTATGAAAAATTTAAAAATAAATTTATTTTCCATAACTACGAAAGTGGTTATCTGGATGTTCCTAGTTTTCAACCTGGGAACATCAAGATCGCCCTCAGACTTCTACCCATTGCTCCAAAGATTGGACTCCGTCTTGAAAACGAGAGGACCAGTCTTCCTAGTGTCCTATGTTAAGGACATTAGGGTAACCTGGCTTAGGTTCCTTTCCGGAACCCCAGTACAGGTGAAGGGAGTTAAGGCTACAAAGGAGGGAATCCCAATAATCTTTGGCGACCTGATACCAGCAATTCGTAAAGGAGAATGCCCAGAAATTCTGCGCGTTCTCAATACGGTATTGTTTAGTACCAGGGCGTTATCCTTAGGTCAGAACATTGACTTGCAACCTATTCAGGGCGCTGCTCAGCAGCCACCTCTGGATATTAGCGAGTTTATTACTGACTTTTGGAAAGAGTTGGGATATAGAAAACATAGCACCATCCCTAGGGCACTCAGATGGAAACGATTTCATCTGACGACAAAGGTTGGACCTAACTCGGAACGGGATAATGCCCTATTTAGAGCGATATGTGACTTATCATCACTACCGGCTAAACTAGAAGCATCTATCCGTATCCTCGGAGGGCCCAAACTGGAGTCGACTCTTGACACCCTTTACAACGGTTTAGTATTATTCAAAGCTTTCGCTAAGATAATACCATTCGTCGGAAAAGGGAGAATAAGAACGCTCTCTGCAATTCCTGATAAAGAGCTCAAAGTAAGGGTAGTGGCGATCGGGGACTATATGTCCCAGACCGTTCTTTACCCTCTACATGAGTATCTCTTCAGGGTGCTGGAGAAGATTCCTCAAGATTGTACCTTCGGACAGGATAATGGACCTGCAAAGATAATGGGCGGGACCTATTTTGCCAGCGTTGACTTAGTCAACGCGACGGATAGATTTCCGATTATTACCATTGAAGCAGTGTTAAAAGGAGTGCTTCCCGATCACTACGTTGAGGCTTGGAAAGATGTCATGGTGGGTTACCCATTTGACTACAAGCAGCAAAAGATTTCTTATGCTGTTGGTAATCCGATGGGGTTTTACTCATCCTGGGCATCTTTCGCAGTTAGTCACCATTACTTGGTGTACTACTGTTGCCGCAAGTGTGATGTGAAGTGGTCACAGTTAAAATATATCATCTTAGGTGATGATATAGTTATCTGTGATCAAAAGGTGGCGGAATGCTATAGACAGGTTATCCTGGGTTTGGGTGTAGAGGTTTCTCCATCCAAGACCTATATCTCTAACCACATGTTCGAATTTGCAAAACGCATTTTCTACAAAGGGGTTGAGATTTCTCCTTTCCCCATCTCTGCTCTGGAGGAAGTTAGTAAGAAGTATTATCTTCTTACCCAACTCTTCCTTGAAGTGGAGAAGAAAGGATGGATATCATTAAATGGTATACCTTTAATGGTTGACGCCTACTTTGATATCGTGCTTAACTTACCTTCCAAATTTCGTAAGAAATTGGTTGATAAGAGCGCGATCTACGAAAAAGTACATAGAATTGTACGTGGTTCCCCGCAAGCCGGTGCACTCCTTTCGGAGGCATTCGGGTTGTTAGGACACCGTCTCACTGTGAGTAATTTTGTTGCACTTAACGTGCTCGAAAACATCGCAGTTGAGATATTCGCAGAGTCAAACCCAGCGAGTCATTGGAATGAATGGCAAGAGTCTGGAAAGATTACAATCTTCCAGCTTCACCAGAAACTCCTTATACTCTGTATGGATCACTATCAAAGAGCGTTTAAACGCGCCGAAGAGTTCATCGAAGCGCTTCCAACGACCCAAGTTGTTACTGGGATCGTTAAAGCCTTCGAGGATATCTCTAAAGAAGCACGAGGTTACTCGAACAGTCCTGGCGGTAAATGGCCATTGTTATTAAAGACAATGGCGTTTCCCGTAACCAGTGATATTCTGGTACATCGTTCTAGTTTCTTAATTTCTAGAACGTCTTCCAAAATAGCTAAGTTCCTTCAGGATCGGGCCATGATTTTAAGCATGTACCCGCCGGAAGAACTCCTGCGTGAGACCCCTTGAAGTTAGGAGGTTCTGAGGCGATCTAGACTCCGTACGGAGTACGTTGTGCCGTACGGGACCCTTGTCGAAGCAAGCTGTGAGGCTTGGGGGTGACAAG